AGAGGAAAAACAATGGCGAATAGAGAAAAGGGAACAGCGGACGCCGACAAGTATTCTGAACTTATTCAGGTACTTGTCAAACCCGCAACAAAAAAAGAATTACAGACGCGCGCGATTATCGAGGGAAAATGTCTATCGCATTTTTTACGCGATAAATTTGAAGATGAAGCATCAAAAGAATACAAAGTCGAAGAATGAGCGAAGAAAAACTAAAAGCGGGTCAAATTGAATTTGACCTTAAAAGACAATTATGGATTGTTTTTAATGGCGAAGAATGGGTCGAAGTCGATCTTAAAAAACATCGTTGTAATTTCAATAATGAGAATATAAACAAATATTAAATATTCAATATTGACACCCTGCCATTTTGTGCCATTGTGTGGATGAATTAAACCAATTATGACCACAAACAAACCAATTCGTGTACAAATCAAGCCACAAATTGTCGCGCTTTTAGAACCAATTAAACCAGAACATCAGACTATGGCTACTTTTATCAATGATATGCTTTTTCGAGCATCAAAGGGGTTGACTCCATATGTTACCCTGAATTTATCAAGCGAACAAAGTTCGCCAGAAAAAACAAAACAAAAAAAACAAGAGAGCGCAGATAAATTCTCTAATATAGAATCTATTAATAAGAATAAGGAAAAGAAAAAAATTGACCCATTTTCTTCTGCAAAGATCAAAAAAGAATTAATTCCTGATGATTTACAAAGACACGCGGATTTAATTGTTGAATGGTGGCCGATAAGACATAAGAAAAAAGCAACTTGCAGCGAAAAGGTCGCGCAACGCATTTTTAAGACTTTGAGATCGTTTACCCTTGATGAACAAATTAGGGCGCTAGAAATGGCGATTATCGGGGGTTACAAAGATGTTTACAAACCTAATGACAAGAAATTCTTTAAAAAAGAAGAACCAGTTGTAAATCATCCCGCGTCAAAAGTATTCAAAGCAAGCGAACAAAACTGGCCTAATTTAAATATCGTAAATGAACTTTCATACAAGGACGATGCAAAAGGGGGTGCAAAATGAACGTAGAAATAGAATTTATGGAAGCGGGACAATTTTTTAACGAAAAAAGTCCTTTTCATCCTGAACAACCATTGCTTAATGTAATTTGGGAAATAGATAATAAAAAATTTTGCGCTATTTCTAGTATTGAAAGTATTCTTTGGCCGAATCTATGTCCTGAATACGCAACTATTCCAGAAATTGTAAGAAATCAAGTTGAAGAAAAATATGGGAATGAATTAAAAAAATTCGTTATAGAGGAAAAATAATGGAAAGATTAACTGATTTAAGTTCTGTTATTAGAACCTTAAAAGCGGGATTACATAAGCCGAACCCCGCAAACCCTGACCGCAAGATGTGGACTTTAACCGATCTCGACAAGAAAACGGACGGATGGCAAACTGTGGAGGACGATTGCAACAGTTCAAAATCACTTTTTCCAAAAGGTTATCAGGGCGTGAAACATCGAAATCTTGCCCGATCAAAACAACCTGAAGAACGTGTTGAAATTATCGACCCTAAAGATTACCCGACATGAAAACAGCCGAAAAGATCGACAAAGCAAAAATTCGTATAGCAGAACTAGAACTGCTTATCAAATTCTGGGAACAACCTAAACCGAAAAAAACAAATGGAAACTAACGATTTACCGCTTTTTAACTACACCGTAGTTCCAAGCAACGAAACAGAAACATCAAAAGATGCCGCCGAATCTATTAAAGACAAAATAAACGGGATGTGTCTTGATGTCTTACGATGTGTGAGAAACTATGAAGAAGGGCTGACTTGCGACCAAGTAGAAGAAAAACTTGGGATGAAGCATCAAACAGCATCAGCCCGCCTTAATGACTTGTCAAAATGTCAACCCGCGTTTCTTCAGCATCGTTTCGATTCATCAACAGGGAAACCTTTAAGACGCCATACGCGAAGTGGCCGAACAGCAAGAATTTATTTTGTGACGCCTTACGGGATGTCGGTGGCATGAAAAAATTATTAGAACCGCTACCTATCGCAAGGATAGAAAAAACCCACAAATACATCTGGGAACCGACAGGCGAACAGCTTGCATTTTCAACCACTCAAGTTTGTAATACAAAAACCCCTGAACAATTAGAAAACATTGAACGCTATCGCCATAAATGGCAACCACGCGGAGAAACAGCGCATTATGCTTTGCAACAACGGATGTTAGGCAACGACAAAATCGAAATGGGCGACTATGAAGATTGGATTAAGCCTTTAATGGATTTGGAATTATGGGAAGATTTCGAGCCGTGGGCGGTTGAATATATGCTTTGCGATCTTGAAAAGTCTGTCGGCGGGCAACTTGATCTTTTGGGCTACGACAACAAATCGCAAAAACTTATGTTGATTGATTTAAAAACACAATCGCAAAAGTACGCCAAACCTTATTCAACAGATGCGCAGATGGGAAGTTATCTTGAAGCGCTTGCAGAACATCATCAAATAATCCCTGATGTATGCAAAACAATCTGGGCAAGACCTAATAGATGTATTGTTGGCGAAGATCAAAACATAATTGATTGCGCTTATGCTTGGTCGCAGGCATGGAAAAGATTTGATTCTGAACAAGGAGGATTTTAAATGAAAAAAACAATGAAAACAAAACCAGAATTTCCAAAACATGAAATTTGGTTTGATGAAGATTTAAAAAAGTATCTAATGGTATTCGATGGCCTTGATGGTGTTCCGATCCCTTATGAACTTGAATTAAGTGAAATTGGTGCTGAAACAATAAAAACTGCCCTTGTAAATACTCCAATTCATTTAGCGATGGGTAATTTTTGGGGTTATAACGATTATCCAGAAGATGAAGTTTTAGTAAATTGTGAGCCATTTGAAAAAGGTAGAAATCATATTTATTTAGCTAGTTATGATTTATCGGCGCTAACTGCACTTGCAAAAATGCTTTGCGATTATAGGTGTTGGGAAGATGCAAGAACTTGAATTTCGTGTTGTAGGTTTACCCGCGCCGCAGGGTTCAAAAACTTTGACAAGATACGGCGGATTGATGGAATCAAGCAAAAGGGTCAAGCCTTGGCGTCAGGATATTATTCACGCGGCGCTTGAAGCGTTTGCAGGAAATCCGTTCAACGAACCCGTGCAAGTTTCTATTGAATTTATAATGCCGCGCCCTAAGAGCCATTTTGGAACTGGAAAAAATGCAGAAATTTTAAAAAATAATGCGCCTTTTTTCTGCACTAGCAAAACAACAGGAGACGTTGATAAGCTGACCCGTAGTACGCTTGATGCCCTTTCTGTAACATCTGGCGGAACTGTTCTTGCGGATGATTCTCTTGTTGTTTGTTTGCAGGCGTTGAAACGCTATGCAAAACGATTTGAACATATTGGCGCAAACATTAATATAAAAACTTTTGACAAACCTGAATAAATTGGTAGACTAAAAGAGTCAGTTGCTTGCTGACATTGAAGCGTCACTTACCTGTAAACCTCCATACCAACGTATGGGTAGTGAGTTCAGGGCTGACGCTTCTTAAAAATTATTCTTGAATTATGGAAAACCAAACAAAACCAATCGAAATCCCAAATCTGGGCGGCCTGATAACGACAGGCGATCTTTACAAAAAAGGGCGTTTTACATATAGCGCTTGGGCTAAAACAGCGCAAAGAATTAGAGAAGAAGCGCCAAATTGGTTCTTTGCTTTGGAACCTGACCCAAACGGGCAACTTGTTTGGATGGCTCCTGATAATACAGGTTATTTGATGGGATGCTTTGTAAATGTCATTTCAGGGGTCAAACTTCCTTTATTTCCTTACGCAATAACAGATAATTTTAATAAAGCTATTGATTACAAAGACATAAGCGCAAATCACATTCAAAATTCACAACGCCGTCATTTGTGCGCCTGCGCTTGTTACTCCTTTGGCGATGCTTACGAACTTTGGGCTGATGTTGAAGTTAAAGACCTTGACCAACCAAAAGAAGAACCGCCTGAAAATAACGATGTTGTAAGAACACCGACAAAACCGAATCAAGAACCCGATAAAGATTATTTAATACCAAAAGCAATTAATCCTGAAGCAAAAGATTTAATCTGTCAGGATATTCGCGAATCAGGCCATCAGGAACAAATCTTGAAAGAGTTTAAAGAACATTTTAAATTAAAAGTAAAACAAGTACGTCCTGAAAATATTACATTATCTGAACACGGCAGATTTTTGCGCCAAGCTGTTGAAAAGTATAAAGATGATTAATGACCGAAGAACAGGCCACAAAATCAGGCGAAGAAGTCATCGCGCAACTTCGATCTCGCCGCAATTCTTATTACAACCGCAACAAATTTTATTTCAGAACCGATGATTCGCAAGCCACCCTAATTCGTAAATACTGCGCGGAAAACAAAATTTCGCTTACACAATTATTCGATCAACTTTTAACAAATTTTTTTAATCATGCCTGAATCATTTAAAGCCGCGATGCCTTATCCAATCAAGTTTTCAACAAGTGAAAACGAATATGAAGATCAAGATAGATTTCCACAAAAATTTTCTATGTTTATTCCTTCTGAATCTGTTCCCGCCTTCTGTGAAGAAGTTATGAAAATGGTTGATACCAAACAAAAGAAAGGGAAAGTTTGGGATTATTCAAAGAAAGAAGAAGTCGAAGTTGATGGTATCTATATCAACGCAAAAGCCAAAGAAGGTAAATATGGATTATTTGGGAATATAAATCTAAACTTTATCGAACCTACAACGGGCGATGATATTCCTTTTTAATTTTTGATTTATTATCGTTTTTTTCTTTTTTTAAACTTATCTTAATTAATTGTGTTTCGAGATCACCAATCTTTGCAATGCAATTTTTGATGATCTCGTCTTTTTGCCAATTTTGCCGTTGATAGTTTACAGCTATATCAAGTAAATAATCGAAGTCAGTAATTTCAGCCAACATCCGCGCCTGAATTTCAAGATAAAGTTGATCTTCAAGCGTTTCTGTTATGGTAAGCCAATCATCCCAAGCCATAGCAACATGACCTCCTTA